TTATTTGATTTCAATTTTGTCCCACTCCCTGCCTCTGTCATCACGATACTGTGATGCCATGGTGTCCGACTTATGCCCGAGAAGATGTTGAGCAAACTTATCGCTTATCTGCTTCTCATAGAGTCTTGCAGACAAACTGCGCAACTCGTGAAAGGTAGGCGGATCCCCTTCGAAGGAAAGACCTGATGCTTTTCGTGCGCGCATAAAATACCTTGATACTGTGCCGGATGAAAGCGGTTCACGACGAGTAGATGCAATTATGGTTTCTCCACCAAGAATCTCTTTGCATTTATCAAGTGTTTCCTTCATTGATATCCCGAGAGCATCAACATGCAATGTTGTAGGGATGGCAATTTTTACGCCTGTTTTGCTTTGTTCGACATAAAGATATCCATCTACGATATCAGACCACTTCATTTCGCATAAATTACCAACTCGCTGCCCGGTAACAACAGCCAGTTCCATTGCAAGTCTGAGCCAACATGGTGATGATTCTGCTGCTTGATAAATTTTCAGGTATTCGTCAGCCGTAAGTCTTGATCTCCTTACCTCTGATTTTGCTGCGCGAGTGGCAGCGACCGGGTTTGTTGTTATATGGCCTTCAGCTATTGCCTCTCGGAATGCATCGCTCAGTGTTGATCTGATTAACTTGGCTGACGCCGCCTTGCCCTCGTCTATGTATCCATTGAGCATTGCCGCAATTTCTTTTGTGGTGATGTCTTCAAGTGGAGCATCAGGCAGCCCCCTCCTTATTGCTTTAATTTTGCTCATGTAATTTATGAGTGTCTTCTGCTTGATTCCTCTGCTGGCGAGGATTTTTTCGTAGCGATCAAGCCATGAATGTAACGTAACAGAATTATCACTGTTGATTCTCGCTGTCAGAGGCTTGTGTTTGTGTCCTGAAAATAACTCAATATTGGCCTGTATTGCTTCAGTGATTGCTATCCTCCTGTCTCGGCCTAAACCAAACTCTTTACCCGTCCTTGGGTCCCTGTAGCAGTAATATCCATTGTTTCTTATATAAAGGTTAGGGGGTAAATCCCGGCGCTCATGACTTCGCCTTCTTCCCATTTCTGATCCTCTTCAAAAGGCTACCTGTTACTGGTCGATTTAAGTCAACCTTTACCGCTGATTCGTGGAACAGATACTCTCTTCCATCCTTAACCGGAGGAGGGAATATCCTGCATTCGCGCACCCATCGACGAACTGTTTCAAGGCTTCTTGGGCGTCGCTGGCGTGCGTTCCACTCCTGAAGTGTCAAGTACATCGCAAAGTCTCCGCAATTACACGCAAGAAAAAGCCGCCATCAGGCGGCTTGGTGTTCTTTCAGTTCTTCAATTCGAATATTGGTTATGTCTGCATGTGCTATCTGCGCCCATATCATCCAGTGGTCATAGCAGTCATTGATGTTCTCTGCTTCGATAACTCTGTTGAATGGTTCTCCATTCCATTCACCTGTAACTCGGAAGTGCATTTATCATCTCCATAAAACAAAACTCGCCGTAGCGAGTTCAGATAAAAGAAATCCATCAATTGGTTAGGGTTTTTGTAATTCTACGAATTATGTTGTTTTTTAGCTTCAGCTTTCCATTCATCAAAGGCAGTGTCTTTGTTCATGGTGCTGATATTGACCTTACGGTCAATATCATATACACGCCACTCACCGTTAGGCCTCTCTTCGCATCTAACTAAGTATGAATTGCCATTAATATCTATGCGTCTGTCTATTTGCATGAACATTTTCAATTTTCGAATCCTCTTTAATATGCATTTTTTTTTGCTATTTCAGTAGTTTACTATTGATTAGGTGTTATTATACACACTTCATTAATGCAAGCATCTTTATGCTATGCCACTAATTTAGCAATTGATATTCACCTTTATCGCGTATACCTTTACCGGCTTATCACCGAAGTGGGGGGGTGTGATTGTTTTCACTTCATATCCTCCATACGGAACATCAATTCTGCGACTGGAGTCGTCGCGCTTCGGATATCCCTTTGTGATAATCAGGCGGTCATACTCCCGGAACATAATTCGCTTATTCCAGTAGTCATTACACAGGCGATACTCTTCCGTTTTCTCTCCTCGAATCATGGCATCGAAGTATTCACCTTTAACGGCAAGTTGCAGGTTAGCCACGACCTTCCTCCTTTGGCTTGTGAATTTGTATCGTCATGCCGCTTTGAGTGGTGACTACAACGACAGAACCAGGCTGAAGGCTGTTAAGATTGAATGCTTCGTAAAACGAATCCAAGGCCAGCGCTTTTTTATTCTTTCGGTTCCACCAACGCCATCCCTTGCTACAGGCTACACTGACAATCCACTGTCCACTCCTGTAAGCCATATAAAACCAGATGAGCAAAACCTGAAGGAAGGCTACCCAGTCAATAATCGTATATTTCGCGAAGGAGTCCATCACTTCACCTCCTGCGGTGGCTCCGATAGCGTCATCCAGTGGGTTACTTTCGATGCCGGTTCTTCCCCATCGTCAGTAATTGCCCACCATTTGTTTCTCGACCAATCGTAATACCCTTCGAAGGTATCGCACTCAGTCCAGCCGTAAGACTTCCCCCAACACCAAACATACTGTTTATCGTTTGGCATTCGCTCACTACAGCTTATCCAACCATCCGGAGTTACCGGAGAGTTGCCAGTCTTACGCATGGCAATCTCCACGATTTCAACCATATCTCCTGGCAGAATTTTACAAAGCTGGCCAAAGCGCCTCTGCTGCCTGGCATACTCGAGGATGTGCTCCAGTTTGGTTCGATTAATCATGATTTATCCCCCTTAAGCATGGCTGCACGGCAGGCGTTCCATCCTCTCACCTCTGCAATAGCGGCAACAGCATCAACCGCGTACATGCTAAGAGGGTTCGGCATTGGTTTTTCTTCCGGCACTACTGGCGCTGGAGGGGCGGCGTATACTTCAATTGTCCCATTATCAATAGGCCACTCCCCATCCTTGATGTAGTCACTTGTGCCATCGACCTGCTGTTCTGCAATGTGGAAAGCACCTATTGGTTTTGCTTCCAGCGATGCCAGTGCAATTCGTGCCAGTTCCATTTGTTCGCCACGAGTAAGTCCGTTATCAAGCGGATTTTTAATGAATAATTTGATACGTTCTTTGGTTATAGCGCTCATATCACTCTCCTTTGATGCGAATGCCTGTTGCAATGCTGTTTATGATGCTGTCAGTGCATGGGGTAGAAAGCTGGGCATCTCCAGCAATTCTCATGACCTCAACATCTGCATATCGAATACCGAGGTGTATCAGACCGGCTATACCTGACTTAAGCCGAGCATTTTCCATAAACAGATCCTTTGCACGCTGTTTTTCTGCCTCAAGCTCAACGCGCAACTTCCCTACCGTTAGCGCAATTTCCTCGTTCTCCTGGTCGCGGCGTTTGATGTATTGCTGGTTTCTTTCCCGTTCATCCAGCAGTTCCAGCACAATCGATGGTGTTACCAGCTCATGGAAAAGGTCCGCGTCAAATCCCCAGTCGTCATGCATTGCCTGCTCTGCCGCCCCACGCAGTGCCTGATAGTCAATCTTGCCCACTGGTTGTCTCCTTTTCCCATGTTTTCAGACTCTTACCACAGAACGGACAAAATGAAACTCGAATCGGTGATTTAGAAAATTCACCAGACCGAAGCATGATCAGATCTTGTGAATGAATTAATTCATGGTTATAGATTTTGTATATCAGCAGGCCTTTTCGCGTCGTGTATTCAGCATCCTGCTCCAGAGATTGTGCCAGCGCCGCGCACGGTTCTATCTTGTTGCCATTAATTTGGCATTTTGACTCACTCAC